GCCACTGCCTTTTATGCCAGCAGTAGTACGTGCCTTTTTTAGTTTTTCTTGTTTATTGTGAACATCAAGTTGCTTTTTAACTAAGCGTCCACCTACTACGCTTATAGTTCCAGCAATTAATGCTGCTGCTATTGGTACTGGCATATTATTTTCCTAACGATTGATTAAGGTTTGCCAACAGTGCGACGAATGATTGCTTCGCCGCGTGCTAATGTACGCTTGCGGTCTGCAGTTCTACGTGCTTGCATTTGCTTTCTTTCTGTAGCAGATAACTTTACTGCGCCTTTAGGTAAAGTAAAAAGAGTATCTGATGGTAGTTTGTTAAATGCTACATTCTGCTTAGGTGTCATTGGAAGTTGATACACCTTGCTATTTTTTCTATAACTACTTGGTCCTTCTACCTTAACTTTTCTAGCAACTGTTTTTTTTGCTGCAGTCTTTTTTGCCGTAGCCATAATTACTTACGCTTCTTTGGCATGTCAGTATAAGTAGCCATATATTTCTTTGGGGTGTACTTCTCAATAACTGTTGACTTCTGTGAAGTTGTTCCCTTTTTTCCAGTTTTTAAGGCTGTGAATACTTCCCCAATTTGATTTCTAAGGTTCTTTGTATCGCCTTCATCTTGCATCTTACCAAAATTAAATTCAGCGCGTTTTGCGTTAATACCGCTTTGTCTGTTCTTATAGACAGTACCAATAGCCGTAGGAACATCGCGCACTTCACGTGCTACGTTTCCTACATAATTAGTAAAAGAAGTTGCTGCCTTGTAAAGTGGATTTACGTTACTTGAGCCTTTACCGCCAGTATTGATACCAGCAGAATTTCTTGTTTTTGCCATTTTAATTTCCTTTTCTAGTTAATTAAAAATTACTTACCCATTGGGCGATATAGTTTATTTACAGTCTTAGTTGTTGTTTTCACACCACCTGCTGAACGAGGAAGGTTTGACGGTGATGGAGATTTTGGTCGTGAGTTTCGATTCTTTGACAAATCATCTGGCGATGGTGAATTTGGCGTAAAGCCTCCACCTTCGTATCGACCCTGTGCTGCATTGTACTTCTTGCTTTCGCGGTTTCCAATAGCGGCAGCACGTGCTAATGTACGCTTAGTATCAGCCATTTGTCTGTTTGCTAATGCTCTTGCGGCTGGTGGAAGGTCTTTTCTTTCTAATTTAAATTTAAGTTCAAAATATCTACCTCTTATATCATCTATCTTCTTTAATACACGCACAGAAGTATGACTTCTTTGGTATCCATTTGTTGCCATTTTAATTTCCCTATCCGTATGTGTGTGACCATTGCTCTGCAAAGGCCTCGTCTAAATTGACTGCTTGTCTTTTTGATGCTTGTGATTGAGTTGTCCATCTGTTCTGCATCCACTTAGATGCATTACTACTTTGTTGCATCATCTCGCGTATACGGATAATAGCGAACCAAAGAGCCATTACGCAGTCTGTGGGGTTTTTGGTGTCTGGCTTCCAAGTAATTAGTTCCTGTACTAGAGTCTTAAGACCCTCAGAACCCTCATTGCTTGGTAGTTCTATGATGTTGTTGTCCTGGAATCTACCATCGCGGGTATTACCAAACAACATAGACATAGACGCTACACCAAAAGACGTGTCCCATTTATTCTTGCCAGTAAAGTGTGAATTCAGTTGACATCCATAAGATGCTAGGTAACTTCGTAAATCATCATCTAAGGCATACGCCTTCTGGTGTGCGTTAATTTCAATGCGCAGTTCCTGTGGACGGTACTTCTCAACCCATTCCTCAATCAAAGATTGAATCTTTGCAGGACTTGGGTCAGTCATGTTGATACAGTCCAGGACGTAGATACGTCCATCTGCTCGGTTATATGTAACAGCAACCGCTGCTGTAGCACCTGCCATAGCAGGGTCAAGACCAATGATGGTATAACCCTCAATATGCTGGGGGTGTCCAGGGGTGTTAGGCTTTAGAGGTCCTCGTTTACGCATTCCGTTGACGGAACCTGCGATACAGGTAGGCGAGAAGATTGAGTCTTCTTGGACATCTTCTTGCTGGTAGACCATAGCCCATACAGACGGAGCGACCTCAGAGCGACGCTTAAAGAGCGAGGGTCCATCCCATTTCGGATAAAGTCCGTTGTCAAGTTGTTCATCCAAATCGTTTTCTTGTTGGTCAGTTTCAGGCCAAAGTGTTTTCCAGTTAGCAGGTTTATCGTCAAACTGTAGTACGGCTGGCATAGCACAGTATGTAAAGGGGCTTTTGCCACCTGTCCACTGTGAACCATCGCGAATCATCTTGTAGAGGTCTACAGAGGATACTCGGGTACCTACAATAATAAGTTTACCATGTCTACCTAGACGGGTGATAACTTCCTTTTGCAGCCATTCAATCTGCTTTTCCCACTCATGGGCGTTGGAACCCATCACTACGTCATCGAGGATAATCAGGTCGGCACGTGCTCCGTAAATCTGTGACCCAAAGCCTAATGCTTGAACGGTTGGGTCTTTCTCGCCAGAGTCTCTTCCTGTTCCCAGGTAAATCATATCAGCAGACCACTGTGTAGCATCTGCCTTATATCCACCGTTAGGGCCAAAGGCCGTTTGTAGTTTCATGTAGCCAGGGTGGGAAAGACGCGTCTTAATAGCGCCTAGGAACTTGCGAGCCATACCTTGAGTCTTAGAGACAATGATTACTCTAGTGTTGGGTTTGGTCACAATCTGGTGTGTCACATAGTTAGTCGTGATTGTGGTTGACTTGGCGTGCTCAGGTGGCACGTTAATCAAGACACGGTTAGGGTCTCCTGCCTCGTAGGTTATACCCGAAGGTAGCCAACGAGGTACATTACCCTCAATAAGGTCAATCCAGTTTAACTGGTGATTAAATAGTTTAGAGCCTAGGAAAGTCTCTGAGAACTCATGGAAAGGCATGTCCTTTATCTCGGCTAAGTCAGCCTTGATACCTTTGCCTGCAAGGCGTGCTTTGTCCGCTTTGTCTTTAAAGTCCGCATCTACCATAGACCACTGACGAAAGGCGGTATCTTGCCTGTCAACGGCTGCCATAGCAGCGGTGACGGTAGCGCCTTGTTCTAGAAGAGCCAGTACTTTAGCCTGGGCATCTTCCTTGGTATAGGTCTGTTTTCCTGCTTTGCGTCCCATATAACGTCCTGTCCTATAACGCCGATTTAACGTACCCTATAAACGGCATAAGGGGGGCATTTTGATAAAAAAAATTTAAAATTATATATATAGGAGGAGCGGAGTCTTAAACGGAGCGACTCCGTAGATATTTATCTATATACTATAGAAGACCCGTTCAAACGGGTCTTTTCCGAGTGGGTTGGGAAAGTATTTTCCCAAACCCCTTTATCTTAAGCGTACGATGTGACGTAAGTCACACATCTCCGAGGAGTACTTTAGGTACTCTGAGGGGGGATTAAATATAACAGAAAATAATTATGGGAGTATATATATACATACAGACCCGCTTTTAATAAACCGCGGGTCAAACGCGGCAAGTGTGCGCGTATTGTTTCGCTTTTGGTGCGTGTGTGTGAATAGATAGTGAGTAACTATCTCCCAAAGAATAAATAGATTATTCCCCCCCGATAATAAATAAATAAATACAGCGCACAATAAATAAGTCAGGCGCATAAGTGATTGAACTTTCAACTACTTAGGCTCGCACCCTCGCCATGTCGTGAGACTTATACCATCCCTAACCCCATGCTCCCCGCCATTCTGCCCCGCGTGTCTGCCCCGCTTATCCCCGCGCCACGCTCACGCGCTCCGTTCGGTTAACCGAACAGGGCGCCACGCTCACGCCACGCTCACCGCCCCGCTTGCTTTGGTGGTGGTTCCAAACCTTTAATCGTGTTACCATTGGATACGCGCAGCGCCTGTTGCGCCCCAAACGAAAGGTTCCAAAATGTCAAAAGCAAAAGCACCAAAGTCAACAGTAGTAATAAAGGCTCCGAAACTCATGTCGGCATGGGTTTCAGTGTGTTCGACCTCAGCTAAATCTGAAACTGAAATCATCAAAGCAATCGAGAATCTATCCGCCACAATGGTGTTGGAATCTCGACTATCAGTTTCAGACCAAAAGCGATTTATCAAGGGTCTTGAGGATGCGGGCAAAGTGTCCTCATTCATTAAGTCATCCCACGCGCCCGCTTTGCCAACATGGTCGAAATTACGCGCCCTGCATGCAGACTTTCGCGCTTTGCCTATCGCTAAGCAATTATCAACCGCTGCTGCATCCTACGACCTACTAGGCGCGGGCAAAGGTGAGCAGCACAAAAGCGTTGATGCGCTTACTACCGAAATCGCCACAGTGCGAAAGGCTAAGAGCGTCAATAAGGCTTCAAGCCCTAAGTCTGCAAAGGCTCCCAAAAATACCCTTGCCGACATCCTCGCCTATTTCACCGCGCTAGACACTGATGTCCTCTCAGATGCTCAGAAGGACACACTAGCCGAAATCCAGTTCGTGCTAGAAGGTAAGATGGCGAACGCATAAGCAAAAGAAAAGATAGCCCCCGCGAAAGCGGGGGTTATTTTTTTGCCCATTTTTTTTTGCCCTCGCGCCCCCGCCCGACACAAACTTATGATGGCAGGCACCGACCAGAAAAAAATCCGACACAAACCGAACACCGAATGACGAATGGCACCGACTAATGAACCTCACCGAATGATAAACACCACCGACTAATGGGTCGTTCGGTTAACCGAATGGTCGTTGACAAGGATTTTTTTCCATGGTAGACTAGTGTCATCAGCGAGGCTTCCGCCTTGTCTGCCCAAACTATCGTTCGGTTAACCGAACAGAATGTGAGAATGAAATGATTGACCTAGACCTAAGCGCACACCTTGAGGTTCAGACTAACATCCTGAACGAAAAGCGTGCGAAGCAAGAATTACACGAACGCGGAGTTAAGGCTATTGCCGAGGCTTCCAATAAGGAGTCACAATGAACGCATTTCAGAAGTCGCTTGATAATTACATTATGGGTGATAAAGAATGGTATAGCCCATGCGAGGATGGACACGATTGGAAATACGAAGCGGATACCGCTGGTCAATTCAGGATGTGTATCGTATGCGAGCATGAGGAGGATTTGGCATGAACGAGTTATTCTATCCCATGATTGCCCTTTGCTGGCTTATCATTGCTCTGAGAACTCATGAAAGGGCATATCCTTGAGTTCTGCTAAGTCCTGCTTTATGCCCTTGCCTGCAAGGCGTGCTTTGTCCGCTTTGTCTTTAAAGTCCGCATCTACCATAGACCACTGACGAAAGGCGGTATCTTGACGGTCAACGGCTGCCATAGCAGCGGTGATAGTAGCGCCCTGCTCTAGAAGAGCCAGTACCTTAGCCTGGGCATCGTCCTTGGTATAGGTCTGTTTTCCTGCTTTGCGTCCCATGTTATATCCTGTCCTGTAACGCCTATTTAACGCATCCTGTAAACGGACATAAGGGGGGCATTTTGATAAAAAAAAATTTAAAATTCTATATATAAGAGTCGCGGAGTCTTAAACGGAGCGACTCCGTATATATTATATATATACT